TTAATGTTCATGCTCTGTTCCATTTTCTTCTCCTTTGTCGGTTAATACTCCTGCCAAGTGTAGTGCGAGGGACATGAACGTGAATATCAATGCCCATGTTTGCAGGCTTCCAGACAGGGTCATGATAGTGATCGCGGACGCGCCGAGGGTAAACCCTAAGGCGAATATCTCTTTGCGTAATTTGGCGAACATTCTAATTTTCTCTTCTGCGCAGGCTTGCTCCTACGGCAACAAGTGTATTGGATACAGCGACCAGCGTTCTACGCTCACCAACAGGTATGGTCTGCCCGACCATTTGAAACGAATCGAAGACGCCTGCGAACACATTGATTGTGTCTTGGAATGCTTGCTTGACTTTTGTTGGTGCTTCGTTTAGGACTGCGACTAGTTCGTCGGCTTGCTCGACTGTGATTTCTTCTACGACTAGTTCTTCAAATATCTGTTCGGCTTGGTCCTGGGTTATCGCCGCCAACACCTCAGGAGTTGACGCGATGCTGACCGCCTGGTCGGAAGATAGTGCGGTTGTCAAGATCTGCTCGATGGCTGCAACCACTTGTGCCGGTGACGCATCCTTCAACTCGTTCAGCACTTCGGCGACCTTCTCGTCGGTGATCGGTTGTTCAGACTCAATGTCAAGTAGCGTGGTGGTTGATGAGATCTCTGTTGTTGGTGTTGTCGTTTGTGGGATATCTGTTTCTTGCGTCGGCTCTGATGTTGGCACACTTGTTTCGTCGGGCAGAGTTAGAGGCGGAACAGAAGAAGTCAGATCAGTTGTATTGGGAGCAGGTAAGGAAGGATCGGTTGTAGATGTTTCAAGAATCATGGTGGATGTTGTGGATTCGGGTTCAGGCAAAGAAGTTGTGGTCGTTGTATCAGGAACTGTTACGACTACTGGTGCGCTAGTCGTCGTGGTTTGAGGAGGAGTGTATGGTGCTTGCGTTGTTGACGGAGCTGGTGCAGTTGTTGTGGTCGGCGGTGTCGTGGTACTTGTCGTTGATGTGGTTGTGTCTATCTGAGTTGTGGTCGTGGTGCTGGGAAGGATTGTTGTAGATGTCGAAGTTGTCGAGGAAGAAGTTGAGGTCGTGGTCGTGGTTTCTTCAACTGTCGTTGATGTGGCTGGTGTACTTGATGTGGTTGATGGCATTGTTGTCGAGGTGACAGCAGCCTGAGTTGTGAACGCGGAGTCTGGGACTATCGCCCAGCCTTCATCATCAATCTTCCAGGCGAGCATCAGGCAGGATGCACCGCCGTTCTCATACATAAACAACTGAAGCGGCAAACTCCCAGCGTCAAGTTCTAGTTCGTCTGACATACTCCACGAACAACCTTGGTCATTCCAAACACCGAACGTGTTGCCGTCAATCGTTATCTCGCCACCATCATCCGAGGCGATCATGAACTCGATGGTTTGATGTTCAGGAATAGTGATGTAGCCGATCATGTGAACCATGAACAGGTCGTAGGTGCAGTCCTCGAATAGTTCGTAGTCGTAGTTGCGGTTGATGTTGTTCTCTATCTCGGATCCGCAGACAGGATATTCAGATGTTGACTGGACTGGCGGGATCTCGTCAATCGTGTAGTAGGTCGTGTTCAACCCTGGCTGTGCTTCGGCTTGAACCGTAGTCGGCCAGAACGCAAACAGTATTGCTGGTAGCGGTATCAGCCACCTTGTTAGACGGCGACCCACTCAAGTTCTTCTTCACTCCACCTATACGGTCCACCACTCGAAGGCATCGGTGTTGGCGGTTGCCAATCGTTATTTTCGTTTAGTGTCCACGACGCATACGGTTGTGGTGCAACAAATTGGTCGCGCACATAATCGTAAGTAAAACCTGCGCTTGGAAATTGTTTGCGTATTCGATTTGTGTAACTGCATTGCAACCATTCGCCGCCAAGTAGGTCGTGGCAGAATTGTGCGCCGTTTGCTTCATCGTTGTCATGCACAACAATTACTTGTTGCACTACACCGTCAACAATTTGGGCAAAATGTGCCATCAGAATGTAATGCTTCCGCTTGCGTTAAACACATAAATGTTGTTGCCGCCGCTAACTGTGTAAGTTGGTGAACCTGTTGTTGATGTTGCTGGCGCAAATGCGTCTGAGTATCGAATTATCACTACTCCGCTACCACCGTTGCCACCGTTGCCGCCGCCTGTTCCGGCGTCACGAGAACCGCCGCCGCCGCCGCCCGTGTTTACTGTTCCGTTTGTCGCGTTTGCGTTACCTGTTGAACCTGCACCGCCGCCACCTGCGCCACCTGCTGGCGAAACTGACGAATGACCGCCGCCGCCACCACCACCGCGTGTCACGCTTGAACCGCTAAAATCGCTTGATGATCCTGCACCGCCTTGCGATACTGGACTACCTGTATCCGCTTTGCCTGCTTCCGACGCACCACCACCACCGCCACAATTAAACCCTGAGCCGCCACCAGCACCACCTGCAAAGCCTTGCCCTGCTGTGCCTGCACCCGGACTTGTGTTAGTTTGACCTGCGCCGCCACCACCTGAACCGCCTGTGCTTGGCGCGCCTGCATCATTACTAGCACCACCACCACCACCCGTTGATGTGATTGTGCTAAAAACACTATTGTTGCCGTTTGCGCCGTTTGACAGTCGATTGGTTGATCCTGCACCACCTGCACCAACGGTAACTGTTAGTGGACTACCTGCACTGACTGCAAATGCTGTGTCTGTTCGGTAACCGCCTGCACCGCCGCCACCACCAAACCTGCCACCGCCTGCACCGCCTGCCACACAAACATAATCAACTGCTGTTGGCGGACTTGGTGCCGCTCCTACGCCTGCAAGTATTTGCATTGTTTATGCCGACAAATTGCCGAGTGCGATCCATTCGTTTGTGTCGATCTTGACACAGGTCGCAACGGAGAATTGATCTTTCGTTTTCAACTTTGCACCACTCGAACGAACCGTCACTGTCGCAGCAGGTGTGATTGTTGCTTGTGCTGAGCCAGCCTGATAGATGTTGATCTGGTCGCCGACCGCGAACGCAACAGATGATTCCGCTGGGATCGTGAAGACGATCGCACTGTTCGATGTGAAGTTAATAAGTTTGCCGACATCGGTGAGTGCTGCGGTGTATGCGGTACCGGCTTGGGTGTTTAGTGCGACTATTGATGTTGCCAGAATGTTGGCGTTTGCGGCTGTAAATACATCACCGCTAGTGAAACTCGGTCTTGTTGCCATATTGCTCCTATCCTAGTCCAACATCAACATCGTTAAGTTGGCTTGTGTCAAGTATAAATGCGGTCAAGAGTTGTGCTTGACCTAACCCGAATCTTATCCGATGGTCGGAAGTTGTGATGTCGTGGTTGACGGATTCGATAAACACCGAATCGGTGCGGGTTAGCGGTAAGCCTGTTGTGTAGGTTTTGGTGACGTTGATGACGTCGCCGACATCGAGTGCGAGTACCGTCGGCCAGAGTGCTGAACCGCAAGCGTTCAGACTGGTTGATATCTCGTTGAATCGGATGACTGGTTCTTTGTATTTGTCTAATAGGTTTTGTGCCAACGCTGATCCAGCCGCCAAAGTGTTCAGAGGTACATTCGAGAACGATAAAGTTTGCACACCATATTTGCCTTGACTTGTTGAGTCGACTGCGACTTGTGCTGCGGTGCCACCTTCGATATCTACCTGTACACGGTTGAACAATGTTTCTTGACCGTATGCGACACCGATAGACAGGATAGGTATCTCGTTGGTGGCTGTGCCACCGAACGATGCGATAGCGGTTGAGAACGTGAAATCTATTCTCGGATCGAACACAATCTGGTTCTTGCGGTTCGCAAAAAGCCTGCCGTCCTCGGCGACTGCGACCGCCTGCAAGGCAGTCAATGTATTTGTGTTGTCCGGATAGGCGACTGTGCCGCATGTTGCGACACCTGTGGCGATGTCACGCAACGCCGTTGAGTAGGCAACCTCGGCTCGATCCAAGATTGCTGTGACTCGCGCCGAGGTCAACTGTGATGATGGTGTGAATGCGGTGAGACTGGTTCGGCTCAACTCGTATAGACCGTCGGCTGCGATGATTGAAGCGAACGACAGGTTCGGCATCTCATAGGTGATGTCGAGGTCGGTGATTGCACCGACGAACAGTTCGGCTGTGCCGGCAAGAACCTTGATCGCACGTCTCGGAGCCAAATCAAAGTCACCTGCATACCAAGTTGATGCGGTGTTCGCTGGGTCAAAGAGTCGGCCTGATGCACGGTCGTCAGCCAAGATACGGCAGGTGCCTGGCTGAAATTGTTCGGTTTGTGAACCGCGGCCACGCTGAACCGACACGGCGAGAATGTATTCGGTTGCGTCAACGAAATCAGTTGAACCATTTAATGTGTCTGTGCCGTCAAGCGTTGACGAGTCGAGTGTGAATGCGTCAGCGACCGCACCGACATCCAACAGAACCGAATACGCTTGACCCCACTTCAGTGTCTTAGGCATAACTACGCAACCGCGAACTCTAGAAAGTTTCCACCAGCGATCCGACTATATTGCTGCAACACCTCAACAATTTGACGCCCAGCCTCAACACCATTCGTGCCGATACCTGTCGTGATATTGATGTTCGTACCTGCGCCACCTGTGGCAGATGTTCCGCCACCAGTAACAGTCGGTGTTGGGACCGCAGGCAACGAAGGAATGGTCAGATTGCGGTTCGGCATCGTTGCGGCAGCCTCAGCCACCTTTGCGATCGCCTCAGCCAGATTCTCATACGCTTCAATCTCACGATCAAGCGCATCAGTCAAACGATCAGACGCTTCCTGCTGACGCTCCTTTGCATCATTCAACTTCTCCAAGAAATCTTTGTAAGTTGTTGAGCCTTCAATCGCACCGCTCACCGCTTCGTTCAGAACAAGTTGTGCATCTTTGAGTTTGTTGGTTGCTTCAAACTCGGCATCGCTTGCATCGGCGACAGCCAACTTCGCTTGAGCCAAATCAATCTCTGCAAGACGAATCTCTTGAGGACTTGCTTCTGGGTCTTTGCGCAGGTCAGCAAGTTTCTTTTCAGCGTCACGAACTGCGAACACCGATTCCTCTACACGGAACCCAGCCTGTGCAACATTGCGTTGAGCCGCCGACAGTTCTCGCTGAGCCTTCTTCGCTTCATCCGAATCCGCACCATAACCACTGACCGCACGGTTGAACTTTTCTTGAGCGGTCGCAAGATCAGTGTTCGCCTCATCCAAACCCTTTTGCGCTTGGATAGATGCCTTCTGTGCGGATGTAAATGACTTCTGTGCGGTTGTTGACGATTTCAAAGCAGAGGTGTACTTCTCCAACTTCTCTTTTGCTGTCTCAACAGTTTTCGCTACACCGCCACCAACTTTCTTTTGTTCTTCGTCTTCATCTGTTTTCTTTTTAGTAGCTCCTGCAACGCGTTCCAAAGCATCAGCAGTTCCGATAATTTTAGGTAACGCAGCAGCCTGAACCACAGCAGCCTTAGCGGCAGCCTCACGGAGTTTGTCAAACAACCCAGGTGTGCGCTCCAACGCTCCATTGATACCTTGTTGCGCCGCTTTGAACGCCAACGATGCTGCGGTTGCTTTCAAAGTCAATGCCACATTGCCGGTCAACGCACCAACCAAAGACACCGTCAAGGCAATAGTCCGACCAATATCGACAAATTGTTTCAAGAACTCCAACACGCCGATGGTCATCTGTTCCAATGTGTCAACGAACGACACACCCATGTCACCCATTGAATCAATAGCAAAGCCGATTGCCATAACAACGCCGTGTTCGCCGATGTTGTCCGCGAACGCTTTGACCGCAGGCACGATATTGTCGTTGATAAATGTCACAAACTTTGTAAACAACGGCAACAACAACTCACCCAAAGTTGTGACAATGTCATCGATCGATGCTCGAAGGATTCGTTGCTGGTTAGCCAACCCGCCAGAGGTTCTCTCGAAGTCACCTTGTGCATCCGTTGTTTGACGGAACAACAGTTCGGATGATGCAAGCACCTTTTGTTGTGCGGTCAATGCACCGTTGCCGTCATAGATGCCCATCTCAAGTGCGACTTGTTTTAATGCTGCATCGTTCATCAGAACACCGAATCGGCGGATCGGTTCGGCCTCTCCTCTTAGCGCAGCACCGAGGGCAAGAACCGCTTCTTCTGGTGAAGTGTTATTGAATGACGCCAAGTCGGTTGCGAGTGTCACGAACTTGGTTGAGAAGCCAGCGAGTTCTGTTCCAACCAAACCTGCTGACTTGCCGAAGGTACCGAAGGTGGCGGCAGCATCAAGTGCTTGTTGTCGAGTTTGACCTAATGCTCTGGCAGCGTTGTCGGCGAATGCTTGGACTGTTCGTGCTGCATCTCCGAAGATGACATTTGTTTTGGATATTGTTTCGTTGAGATCGGATGCCTTTTGTACTGCGACGAATGATGCAGCTCCGACTGCGCCGATTGCCGCACCGGCGATGAATGCTGTTTTCTTTAGGACATCAAATGCACCGCCAATGGCATTGCCAACGGTCTGAAGTTGGCCGAGTGTTCGTTGTCCTTCACGACCAAGTTTCTTGAACGCCGTGACAGCACCGTCGGCGTTGCCGAGAATCTTTACAACGAATGTGCGTTCACCTGCCATGGTGAAGCAATTCTACTCAGTTAGCAGCCATCCGTTTACGCAGCTCAGCCCACTCACGTTGCATGTCTTTATGTATCTCCGCTTGCGTCATGCCTTTGTACTCTGACAAATCGATTGGTGCATCCCACCACTTCGGGTCAAGAACACATCGCATCGGATTACCACGACGCGGCTGACGAGTCGAGCGAATGCTCGGTGTAGAGAACGTGCGTGTCGGTGTTGCAATGTCGGTGATCGTCGGGTCAAGGAATCGCCAACCTGAATGATGCGTATGAAACGGTTGACCAGCCTCATGCTGTGGTAGGTAGAAGATGCGGGCTGGGTCTTTGGTGGCTGGGTCGCCTTTGAGACGAAGACGCTCATGTGTCTCATACCAGACTTCTTCCCAATTCTGTACCGGCACAGCCTGCTCGAATGGAACGACAACGTGCCAGTGTGGATCGTTGTCACGATGCGACCAGGTTGTGTATGCAAAGTGTATATACGATCCGAGATCAGCCTGCTCGAATGCTTCGCCGTCAAGGTCGGCGACTAATGCCCAAACATGTGACACGTTGCGATTGCCACGGGTTGTGTATTCACGATATGTGACTGGCGAGTACAACTTGCCATGAGACTTCTGTTTGCGTTCTTGATGGTCGCCGAGTATTGCGGCGAAGTCCATCCAAGATGTTGCGATGGTCTTTGGATAGACAGATTTGACGGACGGGAACCCGACGACTTCAAACATTGTGCAGAACCTCCTAGGTTCAGGATAGCGAATCCTGAGCCGAATGCAAGTATCAGCCGATGCCTAGTTCCTTGACCACTCGGTCCATGCCATCTAGGTATTCTTTGGCTATGGCGTTCTTGCGCTTGCGGACGGTTGGCCAGAAGAAATAACCAGACTGCCCTCGATGTCTCAAGAACTGTTTCGTGGTCGGTCTAGCACCACCACCGAACTCCGCACCGAAGAACACATCGGCACGAGTCACCTTAGTTTTGCGTTTACTATTCGGACGAGACTTCGACACAAACGATTCTTTGCCACGCAACTTGATAGTTGGAATACGGTCATTGCTTGCCCGTAACCCTTTGGCAACTTGTATTGCCTGACTCGCTCGACTGACCGTGGTCGCTTCTAGTTTGACTTTCGATTCAAGATCTCTGGCGATTGTGTAAGCGACTTTGCGCATCTCTTTGTTGAACTGCGGACTTGCCTTCTGGAACTTGCGCAAAGTTTCAAACAAGTCTTTGACGATGACAGTGTTACCTGCGACGGCTGCGGTACCGGCACGACCAAGAGTTCCACCTGTGTCACCTGGCAGACTTGGGAATGCTGAGAAGGCCATCACTAGATCCTTTGTGGTGGGTTGGATTTGACGCTCTTCCAGCGCAGATAGCCGAGCATTGTGTACAGCATTCTAGGTGATTCTTGTAGAAGTAAAGATGGAGCGATGTGAGTCTCACACGCTAGGTATGCGATCAGCCAGTGGGCTGATTGTTCTCCAAAGGGACGATCACCGCAGAGTCGGTTCCAACCTCCACACTCTCAACTGTTTCAATCCATTCTTCGAACTTCATCGCGGTCTTCTTCGTGCGCTTCGTTGCATGCCAAGCCAACCAGGCAAGATCGGTGAGGCGTAGTTCTGTTTGGAAGTTCGCAACCGAACGATTCTTCTCGCCTTCGAAGGCGATGAAGTCGGCGAACTGTGCGGTCACTTTTGTGGTGACGTTGTCTAGCGTCGTCACTTCTAGGTTGATTTTCATTCTTACCTCCTGATTGTTTTGTTAAGAATTATGCACCTGTTGATTTGGTGATTGTTCCGCTGATCGGCCAAGTTACATCGGCTGTGTTCAATTCACCGACAGCACCGTTGACTGGGCTGAACTCTGTGCAAAGCACAGAGAAGGTGTAATGCGGTGTTGCTGATCCTGCTGCGGCTGTGCCTGCTGGTTTCACAACCATCGTGACAGCGGTCGAACCGATCAATGGCATGATGAGTCCGTCGATGGCGTTGTAGTCGTTGTGCAACGAGAGTGTCACCGAGTTGTCAATCAATCCTGAGACGCGAGTTACTGCACCACCTGAACCGAAGTTTGTTGTTGGTACTTCGGCAGCCGAAGTTGACAGAGTTACTGCTGCAACGCTTGATGTGATATCGGTGCCGTTCAGAACTACGTTTGAGTTTGTGAGAACTAACTTTGCCATGATTATTTATCTCCTGCCTTGTCGGCCTTGGAAGTTGATTTATCTGCCACCAGAACAATTCGACCCGATGCCAGTAGAGAGTCTAGATGGTCAACTTCGTTGCCATCAATAGTGGCTGGATATTGTTTATCTAGAACGGTGAAGCCTTCGACTACCTGATATTTTGCCATGGGCTAAGCATACACGACGACACGAAAGTCAACCGTGAGGTAGGTCGTGTCGTTCGCGTCAACGGTTGAGATATTGGATGCCTCTTCGACAATCAAGGTTTGTGCATATCCGCCTAGTGATGTGTCGGCTTCGATCGCTGCACGAATCCCGCTGTCATAAGACAGGTAGGTGTCCATCAAGTTTTGTGCGGTGCGTTCAGCGGCACGACCCACGATCACACTGACCGTAAAGACGTGTGTGACTAGACCTGCCCGCATCGCACCGTGGTAGGTGATTGATTCGAGTGTCGGCCATGCGATACCGCCGAGCGACGGGTTTACCTGATCGGGTTGCTGTGCGAATGCGCGAAGATTCGTGATCGTGGCAAGACGTGTCTGGAGTCCTGTTTTGAGTTCGGTGACTGTTGCGGTCATGCGAACATTCGCATTCGGCGATATGGCTCGACAAGTTGTGCGACGTCTGGGTCGAGTGCGCGTGTCACTCGAATCGCACCCAAGTCTCCGAAGCCGGCAACGCCGAGCGGTGAATCGTAACGCTTGAAGATTCTTGACGCCTGAATGATCACAGCTTGTGTGATCGGCTCAGGCACCGATGGCCAACCGTAGACCGCGGTGAGTTGCACCAATGCTTCTGATCCAAAGTTTGCGTTCAAGGTTGGGAACAGATAGTCGCCGACTGCGCGGATGCGTGTGAACGGTACGGTGAGTCCGTCCAAGATTCCGTTGACTGGTTCTAGTTGCCAATCGCTTGGGGTCCAAGTGACATCAAAGTTGCCGTCCGCATTGGTTTGTGTACTCAGTGTGATCGCAGTTCCAGAGATATCGTCAATCTCGCACACGAATGAATCGGCTGCGGTGAATACTCTCGTTGTTGCAGATCCGTATTTCCAGAACTGTCGGTTCGCATAACCGTCAATCAACCGTGACGCCGCTCCAGCACAGTTGTCAATCAGGTCGTCGTCTTGTGTGTCGGCTGTGCCGATTCGAAGAGCAGCCTTGATCTGGTTGCGTGTCGCGTAGCCGTTCGTGATTGCCATGGTCTTCCTATTCTACTTCACGGTCTGAACGAGTGTACTCGGCGATGAACTTGTACATCTCAATATCGGCTTCAACATTTGTATCCGATGAGAGACGGTTCAGTCGAATATCGTTGACCAACACTTGAACACCTGCCGGCTTGAACCATCTTGCACCATGCACATGACACTTCCACCAGAACGCCCAATCCGACCAATGAACCGAAGGATAGCCACCAGTCCGAGTCCAGATATCTTTTGTGAACCAAGAGGTACCCATCACATGATTGCGCATCGGTTCAGTGTTAAACAGTTCAGGCGCAGAAGGATTCACCCCACCATGCGACTTGAACCTGATCGTGTTCGCAACAACATCAAAGTCGTCTTCTGGTAAACAAGCAAACGCATCAGGATAGAACCTGTCATCTATCCCAAGACCCGCAATCCAACCTTCTTTGATAGTCGCGATCGCCGCATGGTACATCGCATCACAGGTTCGAGTCCGACATTCAACAAGTCGACACGGTAAGTCAAGCGCACCACAATCATCGTCAGGATGATAAGCGACCACGATGTCATCAGCCGGTGGGTTCAAAGCCTGGACAGAATCCCACCAACCTTGAACTTCATTCTTGTACGCAGTACCCCACAAGAATCCGACAACAGTGATCATCGTCTGAGATACCAAGACTCTGGTGCTAGACCTTCTCGAATGTAGGCAGGATAGTAATCGTCTATCTCAACTTCCCACAATGTTTCACCGCGTATCGAACGACCGATTCGATAGTTCTCGGCCATGAATCGTTCAGGGTCATCGACCATGAGTTCTTGGTGAGAGAACGAGCGCATCTTGTTCGCAGCCCATTCGGGTCCACCCATCCACGACACATGCCAACCTGATCTCAGATTCGGTAGCCGTTCACGGTTTGAGCGCATGTGTTGCGCACCACCACCGCGTTGACCGTATGGTCCTGCGACCATCGTGTGTTCATCTGTAAGACGCCAATACGCGGACATCACGAGACGCTTCATGATGTAACCATGCCAACCTTGTTTCAATGTGTCGATGTCGGCTGGGTTCCATATCTCGTCACAGTCTGCGACCGTCACAATGTCTTGCGCTTCTGGTGCGAACTGTTGCAATGCAATAAACAAATGATTGCGTTGTGCGTGTTCAGCCGCCCAGCCAAGTTCATGCGGGTTCGGTTCAAATGTTTCGTAGTGGATCTTGTCTCGCCACTTGTACAGCCGGTCAAGGTCAATGCCGTGCGGTTTGGGTTGACCCATGAAAGTTGTAGACGACTCAACAATGATGAACAGATCAACTACTTCGCTCAACTCCCACAATCGACATTCGAGCATGTCATGTTCTTGGTTGAACAAGATGCAGTCGAAGATTCTCATCAATCCCAACTGAGATCTAGTCGGCGTTGCAGATCCCACTGACCTGCGTCAAGTCTTGCGTTGCGAAGTTTGAACAACTCCAGATTTGATGCGAAGGTTTGCGAGTTCTTACCTTGGAATGAGACATCGGACAGAAGTGTTGACGAGTTGTCATGCACGATCATGTCTTGAGATTTGCGAATCGTTTTGCCGAGACGCACAGCGCGACGCTCATAGTCGTTGTCTTCGAAGTACGCGGGATGGAACGCTTCGCAGAACAGGCCGACATCTTTGACTACATCGCAGCCGATCCATGCGCAAGCCCACTCTGGTGAACCTGTGAGATGAATCTCGTTTGGATAGCACGACTCCCAGAACTGTTCAAGTTTGTCTGGCATGAACCAGGCGTCTGAGTTCATGAGAATCCAACCAGATGCGAACGGTGTCATCTTGATGCCAAGATTCCAAGAAGTCGCAACACCCAGATTGCTTGGCATGTCCAAGATGTATGTCTTGCCGTGCCGACTGTGGCGTGGCATGATCAAACAATCTTCTTCAATCTTGCCTCCGTTGTCGATGACAATGATGTTGTCAACTGGGAAGTCGAGCGAATCTATGCAGCGTTCAAGTAGGTCGTATCGGTTTAAGACTGGGATGATTACGACCGGCACCATGTAGACAACTCCTTCATCGCAGGCTTCCAATACTGCTCAAATACAGCGTCGGCTCCGTACCCTAGGGCATGGGTGATTGCGTCCTGAGAACGGCTCCTAGGCGCGTTATAGGCCGACTTGAGGGCATTGACGATGTCAGGCACAGACGGTGTGAAGAACCATGACTTCTGTGCCGCATCCCACCACGGCTGACCCTCAACCGTCCAGCCGTCACCGACCAGCTCAGGTTGCGCCGTGAAGTTGCTGACGATCACTCGACACCCACAACTTTGAGCTTCAATGACGGGTATTCCGAACCCTTCGCCCATACTGCAAGCAAGAAGAACATCGGACGCCGTGTACATCGCAGCCATCACATTCTGTGGAATACCATGCCGATACGCATACTGGTCAACGACCTTGTACTTGTCTGCCGATATACCGACCGCATCCATCAATGTCGGCAAACTGATACCAGACATCGCACCATCAGGTTCCGTGTACAAATACAAAACCGCATCAGGATGATCTTTGGCAAAGATTGAGAACGCAAGAATGTTTTCAGCCCACGCCTTACGGGCAGGCTGATTGCCTTTGTTCGTCGCAACCATCGACACAACAAATCTGTCTTCTTCCCAGCCCATGAACTCTCGACCAGTCATTTTCCCGCCATTCTGCAAAGCAACCGATTCGGTTGGTTGGAACACAGATTCGATTGCGTGAGGAACATACAGATGCTCAACTCCTGCAACATCTAACATTCGTGAACCAAACTTTGACATTGCGATCGGTCTTACATTTGGACGCGCACACCATTGCAAAACATCTGGCGGTGTTGGCTGATGATCAATCGGAACCCACGACGCGATATTCTTCCAATCTTTCAACGACTCAGATTTCAACACCCACACATCAAACAATGTCATCATCAAAGTCGGCGTCGACAGATCTTGACTTGCCCATTCCGTTGTATGAGCAACAAGTACATCGTCACTGTATGCGGCGAGTCCTTGTGGGTAGACCTTGAATCCGTTCCATGTTGATGACGAACCCGCAAGTCCGTACATTGCGTGGATTGCTATTTGGTGGTTTTCTTTCGCGAGCCTTTGGATGACTTGCGCGGTTTGCTGACCGTATCCTGTTGCTGCCCAAGGTGCGTTGCTATACCAGAGGATTCTGAGTCGGTCGGGATTGGCTGGTCGGACACTTCCAAGTAGTGCGCCGCGCCCGCTCGGACTAATCGTTCCGCCAACGCTCCTGGCATCTCGACTGGTATGCCTTTGACGATTACTGTTTGCCACATGATCCTCCTAAGAATAGTGCGGGAATAGGTAAAGCCTCGGCAAGTCCTGCACGATCTTACCGAGGCTTAATCCTAGTCACAGCCCTTGCGGACTGTCATGTCTGTTATCGGTTGCTGTAATTAAGCAGCGTTGCCGATGAAGTGTTTGACATGTGATGTTTGTGGCAAGTTGCCATCGACACGCATTGTTGCACGGAAGGTAATGAGATCAGTGCTGAATGCGAAGTCATCGCTTCGATCCAACTTGATGCCGCCTACCGAGCGAACGAAGTACGAAGGAAGGTGTCCGAAGATTACCGACTTCGCGCTTGTTGCCGTGTCTGCCATTGCTGGGTTCTCGAATACTGGGTATCCAAGAAGCAAGTCATTTGCGTCTGCGCTAAGTGCTGGTTGGAACACGAAGTTGCCTGCCGTGTCCTTCAGTTTGCGCATTGCACCGATTGACTTTGCATTCATCTGGAAGCCTGAACCAGCCAAACGACGACCGGCTGTGTCTACCGAGTAGACCAAGTCAATCAAGTTGTCTGCTGTGAACGCACCCGAAACTGCGGTTCCGCCAGTTACGCCGACAGCTGATGCTACGACGATACCTTTTGGTTGGTTTGTTCCTGAGCCAGTTGTCAGTGAAGCGTTAACACGCACACCGAGTTCGTTGCCGGTCTGATCAGCCAAGAAGCGCAAGATGTCCACGCCTGAATCTTCGACCAACTCTCGTGAGAGTTGAACGAGGAACGAGAACTTGTATGCACCCAAAGTGATGAATGAGTTGAATACTGGATCCGATTCTGCGATTGCTGTGCCTTCGCCAACGATTGCCGCTGTCGAGTATTGAGCAAGTGATGGAATCTGAAGGTTTTCGCCTGATGCTGTATTCAAGACTGTTGAAGTCTGGAGCATTGGACCAACCGTACGAGCAAGCATGATCACTTGGTCGTAGAACGATGTTGGTACTGGTGCGCCTGCTGATGTCTTTACAACATCACGCTTCTCAAACATGTGTGAACGAATTTCACCTTTTGCCATCGAACGAATTACATCGTTGTCGTTGCGCTCTGCGCGTGGAGCGTCAGCGACAGGACGAACCTGGTCTGCGATCTCGCGTGTTGCTGCATCCAAACGAAGTTCACGGGCCTCATCGGCGCGGAGCTTCTCGATTGTTGCTGTGCGCTCGTCAAGTTCTTTGCTGATGCGCTCATATGTCTGTGTTTCTTCTGCTGACAAGTCACGCTTTTCGGCGGTTGCAACATCAAGAATCTTCTTTGCGGCTTCCCACGCTGTTGCGCGTTGTGCCATTTGTTGTTCAATAAATTGTTTCATGATTTCTCCATGAGTAGTAGTTGATTGGTGGTGCGCAGGAAGTTGTATTCCGATGGCGCGGGACGCTGACCAATCTCTAGTCGTAGCGGGACGCTTACCGACAGAATGAACTATAGACGAGAATCTAGAACTTTTTCAACAGTTCAAGATGTTTTGTCAACAAGTTCACCGACGAAGGGACTTTGGCTGGTTCGGCACGAAGTTTACTGACCGCACTCGACAGCAGTTCGGCTGACTCATCCGACAAAGTGTTCCCAGATTCGAGCATTGTGATCGCCTCAGCGAGCTTGTCTGCGTCAACACCTGTGCGTTCGGCAAGGATGTCAAGAGAACGAACAGTTGCCGAAGTTGCTTTGTAGGCAGGGAAGCCTGTTACGACCGACACTTCATGCAAACGGACTTGGCGTAGTTCGCGGGTCATGCCATCATCTGACCATTTGTCGCCACCTGAAGGAACCGAGAAGCCGAACGACATCGAGTCAACATCGCCGCGTTGCATCAGAACACTCAGGTCACGGCCGACAGTTGTGTCTGGCAGATCGGCGTTCACCAACAAACCTCGTGAATCTTCTTCAAGTCGCAAAGTCCTTGACCGTGTCGAAGCGAGAAGCATCGACGAGTCATGGTTCATGTACATCTTGATTGTGTTGCGACCTTTCAACGATTTGCGGAATGCACCTGGTGCGATTCGCTCGATGAACGGCAACGGTTCAGAATCAGAATTGAAGACTGCTGCATATCCTGAGAATGACATTCCGTCACCTGTTGGACCTGCGCGAAGTTCAAACTCGTTGACATGAATGCGGCGTGTCTCAACCTTGTTGTCTTCCATGCCTGGAATGTTAGCAAAGTATTCAGTCTTGGCGCGATGGAACGAGAACAATCCTCGTTCGTCTTTGATCTGGTTTGCTTTGCGTTCGAACCAGTCTCGTGCCGGTTGCGGGTTGAGCGGGTTGATTCCCCACAGGTAATGTGCGACCGCACCCGCACCAGGGAACTCGTCGTTGGTCGAATCCGAGTTCTTTGGTGCGTCTAGATCTACGGCATGTCGTTGCGCCCACGCGTTCGAGCGGATGACTTTGTCTTCGGTGATGTCGCCTCTTGCCATGTCTCGTGCTTCACGAACGGTTCGATCGACCAGCCCTTCACCCGCAAGACCCTGACCGTAGTAGTCCAATCCTTTTCTTGCTGCGGTGCGAATATAGACAGGTATCTCAAGAGATACCTGCCGAACTGATTCTTCTTCTTCTTCTTCCATTTCTTCTTCATGTGGTTGCCATGCGTTGCAATAGAATCCGCCGTCAACATAATCATCCCACTTCGTACAATACGCTTTCAGATTGTCACCTTCGCCTTGCACATTGTCTTCGTCGTAGAACGCACAGTTCCCGCAAGCACGACCTTCAGGAACATCAGGTGAGAGTGCTGGACGATAGTTGTCTGGCAACGCACGGTCAGCCGCCGAATGTTTCGGATGATCAACATGCAACAGATCGTTGTCGGTGATGTACTTCGGATTCTGCGGACGACCAGTGCGACTCAAGTATAAGAACGCATTCACACGCGCCATCGACCAAGCCGCTCGACTAACACCAGGACGATGCGATGTCGAGTACGCACCAGATCCGCGACGATACACAGACTTCAATACACCGAGCGTCACACGAGTCCAGACAGGCCGATCATCTGCATCCATCTTCTCGTTGTGATCGGTGACTTTATTCTTCAACGCAGTTTCAGTTGTCTCATTGATTTCAATCCCACCTTGTTTACCTGCAGCCGAACCAGCAGGGTTCTTGTCGCTGCCTGTGATCTGATCCTTCGGTGGTGCAGGTGCGCGTTCACCACCAGGTTCCATGTCCTCGGCAACAGACACCGCGATCATCTGATCGACTGCATCTTGTTTCGTTGTGTGACAGCCGATGACTTCGCCATCTTCTTTGATGGTTGCCCAACCAGAACAATCTGGTGACTTGTCGGTAATGAAGTAAGGCATTATGGCGTGATGAGTGTGAACGCTACTGAGTGACCTGTTTTGTTTGATACTGCGTACATGCTTTGACCTGGATAGATATTGAAGTCTTCGGATCCGTTTTTCGGTAACGTATGACCAGCGTTCACGACAACTGTCGCGCCACCAATAAAGATTGTGTCGGTATTGTCAAGATTGCTGATGTGCAAAGTGCCTGGATTTACTCCAGCGTGACTGACAAGTGTGGCAGCCGTTCCGACTGCAATAGATCCATTTGTGATTGGCATAATTGTTACCTCAGACCAACAACAATACCTCAGCATCATCGTCCAAGATGCTGAATGTGATTGTGCTTGTCGCTTGTGCTTGCATTCCGTTCAACGATGTTGAGACAACCGCGTAGCGTCGTTTCGGTTGGATGACAGGTATCTCAATAGATACTGGTTCGGGTTCGATCTTCTTGCGTCGTGGTGCAGCGTATTGTCGACCGCCAACAGGTGTCGGTTCTGGTTCGGGTTCTGGTGGTGTCGGTATTGAGTTGGCTGTAGCGACAAGTCCGCCGAGGTCGGCTGTGGCGACCGCGTCCTGTTCAACCGCTGTTATCGCCGAAGCAGTAAGACCGCCAAGCTCAGCCGATGCGGTTGCAGGTAGCACGACAGTTGCAGTTGCCGAACTAGCAAGTCCGCCGAGTTGTGCTTCGGCTGTCGCTTCGGTTGTGACGATGACTTGTGCAACTTCGGCGACAAGTTCACCGAGTTCGGCTGATGCGGTGACAAAGTGTGCGATGGTCGATGTCGCGGTTGCCGATAGTCCGCCGAGTGTCGCTGTGCCGGTCGCAGTTGTTAGAAACTCTGCGCCGTCAAGAAGACCGTTGCCATCAAGAACAGATGTGTCAAGAATGAACGGTGGACTGAATCCATCCAACCCGTATGTGGCGTCGTTCAGTTCGCTCGTGTCGAGCAGGAATCTTTTCACCGCCATCGCGGGCAACTAACTTGCGACTGTTAGTGATGCAGACAGGTTGCCAGATGAGATCGTGTAGGTGTCACCAGCTGTGTATGCGTTGCCTGTGATCGTGCCAGAGAACAAGAAGTTGCCGGCACTTATATTGTCCCAAGCGGTGAAGTGTGTTGCGTCTTGCGAACCTGCGATATTCGTCCAACTGATATCGGCATCAGATGTGATCGCACCAGCGGACGCAGCACCGAACGAAACAATTTTGCGTGTCGTTTCGGTCGCAGCGTTGGATGTTCCTGCCGCGCCTGGATCGCCGACATGAAGTTTGATGTAAACCTGAGTGACAGCGTAAGAAGTGTTGTTACCGAGCGCGTCAAGGAACGAGTTGCAAAGATAAGTCGATAGTCCTGTTGCCATTACTCTTCAACCCTTTCGGTGATTGTCAAGATACGGCCATCAGCGTCACGCTCAACCGTGCGAACAGTCGGCCTGTTCTCTGGCACGTTCACACGCACCACAGTCTCAGGCACGTTGATGATCGGTGCAGCGACACTCACTTGTGCCGGTGGAACATTGACAACCATTTCAGGCATCGTCACATTCACGTCACGCTGATTCACATCGTAGGTCGGTGCTGGTTCAACAACTGGTTGCAACATTGTTGGTGCGACACCTGTGTGTGTGATCGGATCAATTTCGAGTGCTTTCAAAACTGCGGCAGGTTCAAAACCTGAGTTGATGAGACGTTGCGCCATAGAAGTTTTGCGGTCAAGTTCGGTGAGTCCTGCCGCACCAAGATCGACGTTCGCTAATGGCACACGGTATGTGTCGCCGCCGTCAGCCGGTCGCAAGTCTTCGAATCGGCGCACATCGTTGATTGACAACCAGCCTGCTTGTAGACCTGATGAATATCCTGCGACTCGTGAACCGAAGTCGCCGCGCATCAAACCATCAAGGTTGAACTTCAAGAACGCACCACGGCCATCAATCAGTCTTGAATATCCGTCTTCAATCTTGGTGACGTATGGTCGGAGTGTGTGCATCACAAAGTGAATGCCGTTCATTTCAACCGAAGCGTATGCTTGCGCACCTGATTGAATCACACCAGCCATCGAAGGTGGTACACGGAACGCACGAAGAATCTCTTCGACTGCGAACTGTCGTGATTGCAGGAACTGTGAGTCGTCTGGTGCGACCGAAGTTGTCGTGTATTTCGCACCACCGAACAGAATGCCTGGACGATGTGCGCGACGCAAACCTTTGTGACCTTCTTCGAATCCGTCAACAAGCGATTTGGCTTGTTCGCGGGTCAGGTTGCCTGGGAACTCAATGATGCCAGAAGTGTGCGAACCTTGACCGAAGAACCTTGCAGCAAACTCCTCCAACGCCTTCGACAAACCAAGGTTCTCTTTGACAAGTTCGATGCGTGAACGGCCACGAAGATCACCAGGCAAACGCAACTCGGACAGATGAATCATGTCCTCATGCTGGATGATGTCACGGTTGTCAAAGACGTACACGATTCGGCGTGACTCGTCGCGTTTCACTTCAACTTTCAACGGATTCAAAACCGACAAACCGACAACACCTTGGTTGTCGCGAAGGATGCGTGTGAATGAGTTACCGTTCAACAACATTGAAACAAGTACCTGCTGGAAGTGGTCGGTGCGTGACACACCGACTTCGGGCATGTCGAGCCATTCTGGTCGTGGTCGGAATGGTCGGCGATCACCGTCGACACGGATGAACACATCGACTGGCAGAGTTGAGATAGAGTCTGCGATTAGTCGGACACACGCATACACGGTTCCGATCTTCAACGAATCTTCTTGCGTGACTACCGTGCCAGCGTTAGTTGTGAATTGGAATGCGTCACCTGCGGCGAACAACGACTGATATGAGACTGCTCTCTCTTCTTCTCTTGGGTTGAACAGTCTTGACAACATTAGTTTCTAGCCGCTTTCTTTGACCGCTCCCAAGCCAAGGTGAAGGCAAGCAGAGATGCGCCTGTAAAGATTAGCCCAAGCGGAACCGCAATGTAAAATACGCCGACCGCAATCATCAAGATCGCGACCAGTTCCAATAACAATACAATCATCTCTCTCCTCACACTACAAAGAACCCTGGTTGCTGAACACTCTCGACTCGTCTCGTTGCACGATCCACAGCCATCGCCAATGCTATCGCAGCGTCAATCTTGCGTTTCGATTTACCTTTAGACAAACGCCAACCCATATCGGTCGAGCGTTGCGCCGCCGACAACACCTGATCGGTGAACACAGGATCACCGTTGTGTGAGAGACGACCGTTCACGATGAACTCGTACAAAGTTCCGCAAGCAGGCACCATACGCGCAGTGGACTGGCTGAACTCAACCATCGTGAACCCTTCATCGGACATTGCTTCGGCTGAGCGTTGAAAGAACGCTGGGTCATAAGCGAACTCTTGCACCGTGTACTCGCGACCAAGATCACGGATGTGTTGCTCGACTGCCGACACATCCATCGCACCGCCATCTGGATGCCAAATCTTTGCACGAACAACAACACGACCAGACTCCTGCGGTTGCGCAACGACAACCGCGATCGAGTCGTGCTTGAGTGCCATGTCAATGCCGACGAACACAGGAATGTTCGGATCAAGTTCATCCTCACTACGACACTGCTCCCACGCACCCTTCGGCAACCACGATTCACCATCGGTACGAACCCACTGATTCAACCGATAGCGGCGGAACGCAACCTCGGCTGTTTGCATCATCGACACTTCCATGTCTTGCATGTCCAACAAACCTTCAGCCAAGTTCGGATTTGACTCAGCCCAAGCGTCACGATCATGAATCTCACAATCGGCTGGTGCTTCCCACCAGAAGAAACCGAATCGCTCGTCCTGTTTCGTGTCGGCAACAATCTCTTTGCCGTAGTTGTACAGACGGCCACACACCGTGTCCAAGTCAAACCCTGCCGTGGTGATAGCGACAATGTTCGGATCCTTACGCGCACCAGAACCCAACGTGAGCGCATTCCACAAATCATCATTCGGTTGGACATGCAGCTCATCGAATACGACCGTTGACGGATTCAAACCTTGTTGAAGTTTCGCATCGCTCGACAGCACACGATAGATCGCACCAGTCGAAGGAACCTCAACCACATCGCGATACACCTTGCACACACCCAACAACGCAGGTGACTGAGTGATCTGCCACTTCGCCTCATTGAACACGACACGCGCCTGCTGTCTGTCACCCGCCGCCGAATAAACCTCGGCACCAGGCTCACCTTCAATCAACCCGTACAGCGCGATGAGTGAACCGAGCAACGACTTACCGTTCTTCCGACCCAAACCGATCAGGCTGCGACGATACCGAAGCAACCCATCATCACGACGCTCATACAACCCGTCAAGAAGTGCGACCTGCCAATCGGTAAGAATCAGAGGCTGACCAGCACGAACACCCTTGCTCACATGCAAGAACGTGCGAGCAAAGTCAACGACCTTGTGACCGTCAGACTTGCTGTATAACTTCGGCGTCGACCAAGTTGGAGTTCCTTTGTCGATATGCGTCAAGCTCATTTGCCACCCTTATCTCCGCCAAACCCAACCTGGCACGATCGCTCGGAGTGAACCCAAGCAAACTCATCCAAGCCGTACATTGCGCGTCCATCTGTTCTATCTGCTTCACCGCTGGATGAGTCACAATCTGCCCGTTCGGCGACGTGTACCAGCGCGTCGTCACATCGTCGCCAAGCCAAAGTTCCAGATCGTAAATCTTCTGATAGTTGCGACACAGCCGACCCATCAACGGACCATCGTGCAACTCGGACAGATGACGCCGACCACCAG